GACCATATCTCGATTGCTGTTGCGGGTCTCGATGTAGATGACCGTAAAGCCCTCGATATCATGGTTACCAAGCTACGCAGTCTTGTTGAAGAGACAGGCGTAGGTCTCATCATGGTGGCACACCTACGCCGCCTTGAGGGAAACAGAGGCCACGAAAATGGAGTTACGACTAGCCTTAGTCATCTCCGTGGCTCCCAAAGTATCGCCCAGACATCTGATGTTGTGATTGGTCTCGAGAGAGATCAGCAGGGGGAGAACCGTAATCAAACGACGGTTCGAGTCCTGAAGAATCGCTTCAGTGGCATGACTGGCGAGTGTTGTCAGCTCAACTACGACGAGGTGACAGGAAGACTTGTCGAGGTAACAACGGAGGCTCCCCAGAATGGAGATATCTACTGACGACACCATCTTCGAGATGGCTGACATCACTGCCGTGTGTGCGGCTAGAAATCCACAATGGGAGGCTCTCCACAGCTACTTCAACCACCTAGCACAATCTTTAGAATCCAACGGATGGAAGAAAAGGAACGGAATGACACAGCACGATAAAATTATGCGTCATCTTAAAAAGGCAGGGTCAATCACAGTACGTGAGGCCATTGTCGAATACTCAATCCAATCGCTGACCAAAGTGATCTCTGTGCTTCGTACAAACGGTCACAAGATCAACAGCAACGTCAAGTACCACCCAGTGACAGGACAAAAGTACGTCCGTTACACGCTGGCTTCCTGATGCGGAACATCCTGCTAGAAGCCGCTGACGCTCACTTCCGAGGTCTTATCAAAAGACACGTTTCCAACGTCGAGGTTCTCCTCAATCACCCAGCGGGTATTGGTGAGCATCAAGACATACAAGAAGCGGTGGAGATCGAGCTGGGCAAGATCGCTGACTTCCACGACAAGCTGGAAGCTCTTCATAAATACTTCGAGTACTAGGAGACACGGATGCGGTTGATATTCGACCTTGAGAGTAACGGATTGCTGGACGAGCTAGACCGCATCCACTGCCTATGTCTGAAGGATATAGACACTGAAGAAACCTATAGTTTCGCACCTTCTGAGGTGGAAACTGGTGTCAAGATGCTCATGGACGCTGACCTTGTAGTAGGTCACAACGTCATAGCGTTTGACATCCCAGCCTTGAAGAAGGTGTACCCGTGGTTCCGAATCCGAAAATCACGGGTGCGTGACACTCTGATTATGTCGCTATTGCTTTACCCTGATCTCAGTGACCGAGATTGGCGTTTAGTAGCCCAAGACGAGAGCTTTCCCCGCAAGCTAGTAGGGAAGCACCGTCTAGAGGCATGGGGACATAGGCTCAAGTGTTACAAGGGTGACTATGATGGCGGTTGGTCAGAATGGTCATCCGATATGCAGTACTACTGCGAACAGGATGTGGAGGTCACTGATAGACTGTGGAAGCTCATCGAGTCTAAAGGCGTTTCTCCTGTAGCTACCGAACTTGAACATGAGGTCAAGTGGGTGATTGCAGAACAGGAGCGTTGCGGTTTTCCTTTTGACGAGGACGCTGCGTTACGACTTAAACATACGCTGGATAAGCGTAGAGCTGAACTCGAAGCAGAACTACAGGACGCATTCCCTCCTTGGGAAGAAGAGCTTGGTCTCTTTACACCCAAGGTAAACAACAAGACCCGAGGGTACGTCAAAGGCGTACCTTTCATGAAGAAAAAGACTGTGGTGTTCAACCCAGGCTCTCGTATGCACATCGAGTCCCGCCTGAAAGCTATCCACGGTTGGAAACCCAAAGACTTTACCGAGGACGGTAGGGCGAAGGTAGACGAGAAAGTTTTGTCTAGCTTGCCATACCCCGAGGCGAAGCTACTCAGTGAATACCTGATGATCCAGAAGCGTATCGGACAGGTATCTGACGGGGCCAATGGTTGGCTCAAGAAGATCAAGGCCGGACGGATTCACGGTCAGGTAATAACCAATGGGGCTGTGACAGGCCGTGCAACGCACAGGTCTCCCAACACCGCCCAAACACCTAGCGTCTATGCCCCCTACGGCAAGGACTGCCGCTCCTGCTGGACTGCATCGAAAGGCCGTGTGCTGATCGGTGCTGATGTGTCCGGTCTCGAGCTGCGAATGCTTGCCAATAAAATGTGGCAGTACGACAAGGGTGCTTATGCCAAGGAGGTTGTTGATGGGGATGTCCACACAGCCAACCAAACTGCCGCTGGCTTACCGACTAGAAATGATGCGAAGACGTTTATCTACGCATTTCTCTACGGTGCTGGTGACGCTAAGATTGGCTCCATTATCGGTAAGGGTGCATCTGCTGGAAAAGAAATTAAAAAGGCTTTCTTCGAGAAAGTCCCAGCACTCAAGAAACTGGTTCAGTCTGTTAAGAAGGAAGCTGAAACGAAAGGCTACCTGACAGGACTAGACGGAAGACAGTTACACATACGTGCTGTTTTCGCTTCCCTCAACACAAGCCTACAGTCGGACGGTAGTCTGGTCTGTAAGCAGTGGCTCGTAGAGGTAGACAAAGAACTACGCTCTAGAGGGTGGCAACATAAATGCCAGCAAGTCGCATGGATTCATGACGAGCTGCAATTCGACTGTGATCCCGATATCTCAGAGGAATGCGGCAAGCTAATCGTGGATTGCATTGCTCGAGCTGGTGACCACTTCAATGTCAAAGTACCACTCACTGGTGAATACAACATCGGTGCAAACTGGGCTGAGACACACTAGGAGAACGCATGGCTAAGAACACGCTCCTCGTTGACGGGGATATCGTGGCCTTCCAAGCAGCAGCTTCTCTGGAACACCCTACTAAGTACGACGAAGACACTTGGATACTCTGGGCGTCTGAGTCCGACACAAAAGCAAAATTCGATGACATGATGGAGACCCTGACCGAAAAGTCGGGAGCTTCGGATGTCATCGTAGCTTTTACTGACAAGGTCAATTTCAGAAAAGAACTCTGCGAAACCTACAAGGCCAACCGAGCAAAGCAGCGCAAACCTATGATGCTGCCTATGCTCAGAGAATACTGCACTGCCAGATATCGAACACTTGTCTACCCTCGCCTCGAGGCTGACGATGTGCTTGGCATCTGTGGAACATACGAGCCTCTTTTTGAAGAGCCAATCATCTACAGCATCGACAAAGACCTGATGCAAATCCCTGGGCTACACCTAGTGGATGATGAGATCGTCGAAGTAACGCCTGAACAGGCCGATTACTTTTTCCTAAAACAAGTCCTCACTGGCGACCAAGCCGATAACTATGCTGGATGCAAAGGGATCGGGGAGAAGAGAGCTACTGCTATCCTAGACGACGACCCGACATGGGAAGCTGTCGTCAAGGCTTACACAAAAGCAGGGCTGTCAGAAGAGGATGCAATTTTTCAGGCCAGACTCGCTCGGATTCTCCGACATGGCGAGTACGACATGAAGAATAGCAAAGTAAAACTGTGGAGTCCTGATGGCTGAAGATAACGTCAATCACCCTGCCCACTACACCAGCGGAAAGATCGAGACTTGGGACTACATAGTCGATGTCATTGGCGAATATGAGTCAATCTCTGTCGCCCATGCACAAGTACTCAAATATCTCGGTTCCCGCCTCTGGAATAAGAACGACCCCCTCGAGGATGCCAAGAAAGCTCAATGGTATCTGACCGAGATGATCAGGCTTATGGAAAAAACAAAGGGGGTAAACTGGTGACAAGAGATTTATTACGTGAAGACCGTGTGAGCGAGTTTCACAAAGCAATGGGGATGGATAGAAAAGCCACCCTCAACCTAGAATTAATCGACCTCCGAATGAAGCTCATTCAGGAGGAAGTATTGGAGTTGAAAGAAGCCGCCGACAGAATTGGTGGCTTGCTCTGGTATCACAAGGCTGTGACGCCAGAACACAAAGCTCATCTCCTTAAAGAACTAGCTGACGTTCAATACGTCATCTCTGGTTTTGCCGATGCCTTCGGCCTTCCTCTGCAAGTAGCGTTCAATAGAGTTCATGAAAGCAATATGTCCAAGCTGGAGGGTGGGAAGCCTGTCAAACGTGACGACGGCAAGGTCTTGAAAGGCAAGAACTACAAACCCCCTATCCTAATAGACTTGGTGCAATAAATATGGCTTTCAAATCAAACAACAATCCGATGTTCCGCTCTAAATTCAGCGAGGACATCTTCAAACACAAGTACGCCCACGATGGTTGTGAAACATGGGCAGACCTAGCGAAAACACTGGTCGAAGACGTATGTGGTGACCACATGAGTCTCGAAGACCGCTCCCAGCTTCGTCAGTACATCACTGACCTCAAGTTTATTCCTGGGGGTAGGTATCTGTACTACGCTGGCCGTCCCAACAAATTCTTCAACAACTGTTATCTTCTCAAAGCAGAAGAAGACACTCGAGAAGATTGGGCAAACCTGAGCTGGAAGTCCGAGAGCTGCCTAATGACAGGTGGCGGTATTGGTGTGGACTACAGTGTCTATCGTCCTGCTGGAGCCACCATCAGCCGCACAGGCGGTGAGGCATCCGGCCCTATCCCTAAGATGAACATGATCAACGAAATTGGTCGCAGAGTCATGCAAGGTGGCAGTCGCCGGTCAGCAATCTATGCGTCACTCAATTGGCAGCATGGTGACATCGAGACCTTCCTAGCAGCGAAAGACTGGCAGTCTATGCCTGTCGGCAGCACAGGGAAGACACTCTGGGACATCAAGCAAGAAGACTTCAACTTCCCTGCACCATTAGACATGACCAACATCAGTGTGAACTACGACACTGAATGGCTGTTGAATTACTGGAAGACAGGCGAGGTCGGCAGCGTCTTCAGGCAGAACGTCCGTCAAGCTATGCAATCAGCAGAGCCAGGGTTCAGCTTTAACTTCTTCGATAAGGAGAACGAAACCCTTCGCAACGCCTGTACCGAGGTAACAAGCGCAGATGACTCTGACGTTTGCAACCTTGGCAGTATTAACTTGGGCCGTGTTGACGATCTGTCAGAGTTTACTGACATCGTAGACCTAGCCACAAAGTTCCTGATCTGCGGCACACTGCAAGCGCAGCTCCCTTATCGAGCAGTCTACAACACCCGTGAAAAGAACCGTCGCCTCGGCCTTGGTCTTATGGGTATGCACGAATGGCTGATCAAGAAAGGGTCTCGCTATGAAGTCACCCCTGAGCTTCATCAGTGGCTTTCTGTGTACAAAGGACAATCTGACACTACTAGCCGCAACTTTGCTGACTATCTCAATGTTTCCCGTCCTGTGGCTAACAGAGCGATTGCCCCCACGGGGAGTATTGGCATCCTTGCTGGGACTAGTACTGGTCTTGAGCCTATTTTTGCTGTGGCTTACAAGCGGCGTTATCTCAAAGGCGGCAATCGTTGGCATTATCAATATGTCGTGGATTCCGCTGCCCAAGAGCTGATCGATCAGTACGGGGCTGACCCTCACAACATCGAGTCCGCTCTTGATTTGGCTCAGGACTATGAACGCCGCATGAAGTTTCAGGCTGACGTTCAGGACTACGTAGATATGTCCATCAGCTCAACCATCAATCTCCCATCGTGGGGAAGTGAGCATAACAATGAGGACACAATAGATGATTTCGCTGGCACTTTGGCATCCTATGCCCATCGGCTCCGTGGATTCACTTGCTACCCAGACGGAAGTCGGGGTGGTCAACCGTTGGTATCGGTCCCTTATTCGGAAGCTGTCGATAAGCTCGGCACCGAGTTTGAGGAACACGTAGAAACACACGACATCTGTGACATCAGTGGCACAGGAGGTTCATGTGGCATCTAGCAAACTACCAATCATTGATGAGCATCTTCTCGATTACCTCGAGAGGATGTTCCCTGATCGCTGTCCGAATATAGAGAACGACACAAAGGAAGTCTGGTTCAAAGCCGGAGCTGCATCCGTTGCTCGTCATCTAAGGGCGGTTCATGAACAACAAAACGAAAACATATTGGAGAATTATTGATGTGCTTAGGTGGATCAAAACCAGCTCCTCCTCCTCCACCGCCTCCACCACCGCCGCCACCTCCTGTATTGGAGCAAGGCGCACCGACTGAGGCGATGACAGCAGAAGAGGAGCGTCGGAAGCGTAACAAAGGAAACAAAAAAGGGACGGACCCTTATCGCAGTGGCAGTGATCTGTCGATTACAGGCAGCACTGGCAATAAAGGCAACACCGCTGGCGGTGTAGGCACATAGGAGTAAAATATGCACAACGGTAAGACCTGTGCAGGACGCTACGAGCAACTTGCCGTTGAGCGTGAGATGTTTCTCAACCGTGCTAGAGACTGCTCTGAGGTTACGATACCAACTCTCGTACCTCCGAGTGGTCATAGCTCGGCTACAGAATACAACACGCCCTATCAAGGCGTAGGTGCCAGAGGTGTTAATAACCTCGCATCTAAATTATTGCTCTCACTCCTGCCCCCAAATTCCCCATTCTTTCGTCTTCAAGTAGACGATCAGACCCTCACCGAACTGACTGGTCAGGAAGGTGCTAGAGCTAAGGTCGAAGAAGGTCTCAACCAGATCGAGCGTTCCGTAATGACGGAGATAGAGACATCTGGCCTTCGTTCCCCAATTTTTGAAGCTCTCAAGCACCTCATCGTTGCTGGTAACGTCCTAGTCTATCTCCCCAAAAGCGGCGGTATCCGTGTATATCGCCTCGACAGCTATGTCGTAAAACGTGATCCTTATGGCAACGTCCTAGAGATCATCACCAAAGAAGAAGTATCCCCTGCCGTCCTAGAAGACAAAGAACTCGAGGCTATTGGTGCTAACCCAGAGTCAGACATGAAGTCCGAGTACGGTAAGAAGGTTGCCCTGTACACTCATATGTACCTCGACGGTAACCGCTGGCGTATGTACCAAGAGATCAAAGGTCAAATCATCCCTGATTCTGGTGGTAGCTGGCCTATCGATAAGTCACCTATGTTGGCCCTGCGCTGGACTAGGATCGACTCAGAGGACTACGGGCGATCTTACGTCGATGAGTACCTCGGTGACCTGATCAGCCTCGAAGGGCTGTCCAAGGCCATCGTAGAGGCGTCTGCGGCGTCATCTAAGGTTCTCTTCATGGTGAATCCCAACGGCACAACCCGTATGCGTGACATCAGTCAGGCAGAGAATTGTGCAATCGTCGCTGGTAACGCCAACGAGGTGTCTGTCCTACAGACTGAAAAGTACGCTGATATGCGTGTTGCCTACGATACCGTCAGAACCATCACTGAACGTCTGTCCTACGCTTTCCTTATGAATAGCGCAGTGCAACGGTCAGGTGAGCGTGTGACCGCTGAAGAAGTGCGGTTCATGGCAAAGGAACTCGAAGATGCCCTCGGCGGTGTCTATTCGATCCTTAGTCAGGAATTCCAGCTTCCTCTGGTCAACCGGCTGATGGATCGCATGACCAAAGCCAAGCGGCTCCCAGCTCTGCCGAAAGGTATTGTCCGTCCTGCAATTGTGACGGGACTCGAGGCACTGGGTCGTGGACATGATCTGAACAAGTACAACGCATTCCTCACTGCTTTGCAGCCCCTCGGCCCCGAAGCTGTGGCGCAGTACATGAACGTATCTGACTACATCACACGTATTGGTACAGCACTGGGCATCGACATGGATGGCCTTGTGAAGACCGAGGAAGACATTCAGGCCGAGCAACAGGCAGCAGCCCAAGCTCAACAGCAGATGATGGCGAATGAGACAATGGGCAGGATTGCAGAAAAGGCAACCCCAGCCGCCATGGAAATGGCCCAACAAGGAATGAATGATGGCAACGGAAACGGTTAATATCGATCCTCAAGATAATAATCCATCATTAGAAGAACAGGCTGCGCTTCAAGACGAGGCGCAGTCACCTTCTGATGACGAAAAAATACTAGGTAAATTTGACTCATACGAGGAACTAGAGAAGGCTTATGAAGAACTGCAATCTAATTTCACGAAGTCTAGACAAACTGATGTGGATGAAAGCGAAACTAGAAGTGCGGATTCTACTGATGCTGAGAACTCTGAAGAGTTTGCTCGAGAGGCTGTACAAGAAGCTGGTCTAGATTTTAACGCTCTCAGTAGTGAATACTGGGAAAACGACGGTCTCACGGACCAGTCTTACGACTCCCTAGAGCAAGCCGGTATCCCCCGAGAGATCGTGGATAGCTTCATCGAGGGACAGCAATCCTTATTAAAATCCACAACCGCCGAGGTGTATTCATCTGTCGGTGGTGAGGAAAGTTACAACTCAATGGTTGGTTGGGCAGCAGATAACCTGTCAGAAGGACAGATTGATGCCTACAACCGAGCAGTGAATAGCGGCGACATGGAACAAACCAAGTTCGCTGTTCAAGGTCTCCGCTCTATGTATGAGGCCAATCAAGGCGTCGAACCGGCTCGTAACTTGGCTGGTCAATCACGCCCCTCTGTCGATGCTTATTCGAGCCTAGCTCAAATGAAGTCAGATATGGCAGACCCCCGATACAGCTCTGATCCTGCGTTCCGTGATCAGGTCGCAGCAAAGCTGTCTCGCTCCAACATAATGTAAAGGAAATTAGTATGGCTAGGGATTATGCAGCGGAATACGCTGACTACCATTCCAAGCCCGAGCAAAAGAAGCGACGGGCAGGACGAAACGCAGCTCGTCGTTTGATGATTAAAAAGGGCATGGCTCGTAAAGGTGACGGTAAAGACGTTCACCATCGAGACCGCAATACCCTTAATAACTCAGCTAATAACCTTTCAGTCATGTCTCGAAATAAAAACCGAGGCATGAAGACCTAAAGAACACAGACCATTTGTACTTTCTGGCTCTCTGCGGAGAACAACCTCGAAGGAAAGGTGGCGAGTAATCTGAGGTTCACCCCTTACTTTTAACTCGTACAATTGAGGTACAAAAATGGCTAACGCTACCCCTTCACGCTTAGGCGCACTCAACGGCGGCTCCGATAAGGACGCCCTCTTTCTAAAAGTCTTTTCTGGTGAAGTTCTGACTGCATTTGAGCAGCAGACCATCATGATGGACAAACATCAAGTTCGCACCATTGCGAATGGTAAATCCGCTCAGTTCCCAGTCATGGGTCGCACATCTGCTGCGTACCACACCCCTGGCGCAGAGATCACCGGCGACAGCATCAACCATGCAGAAAAGATCATTACCATTAATGACCTCCTGCTGACTTCGACCTTCATTGCTAATATTGATGAAGCTAAGAACCACTATGATGTCCGCTCAGTGTACTCTAAGGAAATGGGCGTAGCTCTTGCTAACCAGATGGATAAGCACATTCTTCAAACGCTTATTCAGGCAGCTAACGACGCCACAGCCACCGTCACTGGTGAATCTGATATGGTCGGTACTGTTATCACCGATGCAGACAGCGACACTAACGCTGACTCGCTGGTAGATTCGATCTTCGCTGCTGCTCAGGCACTCGATGAAAAGAACGTCCCAGAAGATAACCGTTACGTCGTCGTCAAGCCAGCTCAGTACTATCTGCTGGCTAACAGCTCCAAGGTTCAGAACGTGGACTTTGGTAACGCCGGTAACGGCTCAACTGCATCTGGCCGGATCATGCAAGTGGCTGGTATTGATGTACTGAAGTCCAACAATTTGCCCGTGGCTAACGTCACAGGCACAGGCGTTGATGCTGGTGGTGCTGGTGGTCGTCAGGTTGCAGCCGCAGCCAACACGACTGCTATCGTATTCCACCCATCTTGTGCTGGTACTGTGAAGCTGATGGATTTGTCCACAGAGTCTGAGTACGACATTCGTCGTCAGGGTACTCTGATGGTTGCCAAGTATGCTTGTGGTCACGGTGTACTCCGTAACGAAGCTGCTGTGCAGATTCAAACTGCCTAAGCTAACGATTAGAGAGGCTCCTTCGGGGGTCTCTCTTTTTATTTAAGAGGATAACATGGCACTGACCCCCACTACTAAACTAGAGGCCGTGAACGTCTGCCTAACGAACATAGGCGAAGCTCCAGTAGCCTCGCTGTCTGGCCTTCAGGTGGATGCTCAGGTTGCCTCCTCAATCATTGATGAAGTGTCCCGTGAGGTGCAGTCAAATGGCTGGCACTGGAATACTGAGGTTCACACCATCTCCCCCAACATTTCTAATCAAATCCTACTTCCTGCAAACACATTGCGTGTTGATACTGTAGAGAACGACAGGAATCTGGATGTCGTGCAGCGGGGCATGAAGCTGTATGACCGCAAGGACAACACTTATATATTCTCAGGCCCACTGCGCTTGCATCTCACAATGGTACTCGATTTTGACGAGATACCAGAAGCAGCTCGTCGTTATATCACGATGAGGTCTTCCCGAGTTTTCCAAGAGCGTACCCTTGGTTCTGAATCCCTCTCTAAGTTCAACCGTGGTGACGAACAGCAAGCATGGGCTTTGCTGCAACACGAGGAATCTGAGACAGGCGATTACAACATGATCACTGACAGCTATTCGACCTATTCAACTGTGGCTCGAGTAGCCCCCGTGAGGAGGACTTACTAATGGCTCTTGTTGCTGGCTCAATGCCTAATATGTTCAACGGTGTCAGTCAGCAGCCCCCAGCTCTCCGCTTGCAAAACTCTTGTACTGAGATGGAGAACGGCTGGGCTTCGCTTGTTGCTGGACTCCAGAAACGCTCAGGAAGTGAGATTATTGCCCGAGTTGGTAATAACGTATCGACTGATGTCAAAGGTCACTATTTCCAACGGTTCGACGGTAAGAAGTTTTTCCTGACCGTACAGAACAACGACATCAAGGTTTACGACGACACAGGTGCGTCAAAGACCGTCAATGGCACATTATCTGGTTCTTACCTTAACTTTGGATCAAGCCCCCGTGAAAATTGCAAGATGATCACTGTGGGCGATACCACATTCATTTTGAATAAGACGATTAACCCAGCGGCTACCACAACCGCTGAGTCCAGTATCAGCCCTGCAAGGCTCGATCCCTCGAGATATTGGTCAATCTTCGTCAAAGGCTCCCTGTCCAACTCTAACTACGCTGTGTATATCAACGGCACTCTTAGAGCCAACTTCACTACCGGCGCAAACACTGAAGCATCGAATGCTGTTGAACGGACAGAGGCTATCGCTCAAGAGCTGGTCAATGACCTGACGGCTGCGGGTTATACCGCCACTAGGCATAACTCGACCATTTCTCTTTATTTGGCCTCGTCCGATACGGTTCAGGTTGATGAAGGTAATGGTGGCAACGCTATGACCGTGTTCAAGGAAGAACTAACGTCTTTCGAGGATTTACCAGCTCAAGATAAAGACGGGCGTATTGTCCGTATCTTAGGTGAGCCAGGGTATGACGGAGATGATTATTATGTGGTGTTTGATGCAGTAAAACAGCTTTGGATAGAAACATTTGGCTATGGTAAAAAGCGTGTCATTACGCAATCAACTATGCCTCATAAATTATTCTATGATGCAAGCACTGACCAATTTACATTCTCCACACACACATGGTCGGAGATGTACGTTGGGGACGATATAACCAACAGCGACCCTACATTCATCGGTAAGCCCATCAATGATATCTTCATCCACCAAGGCCGCATGGGCTTTCTTTCGGATGAAAACGTGGTGTTATCCGAGGCTGACCTTTTCGAGAACTTCTGGCGCACTACAGTTGCCCAGCTAGTTGACAGTGACCCTATCGATATTGCGGCGGTCACAGGTCAGGTAACTCTCCTCAACTTCGCAATCCCGTTTAACAAGAAACTCCTGATCTTCTCAGATCGGACGCAGTACATTCTTGACTCGGCAGACCTTCTCTCCCCCAAAACAGCACAACTAAACTTCGCTTCAGCCTTCAACTGCTCGAAAACGATGAATCCCATACAGGTAGGTGCCTTCATCTACTTTGCTGACGACACAGGAACAAACTCCAAATTTATGGAGTATTATGTAGATAACGACTTAAACACTGAGAACGCCGACGAGGTGTCAGCTCAGGTTCCTGAATATATCACAGCTCCTGTCCAGTATGTTGCTGGCTCTAGTCGTCTATCCAGTGTGTTTATTCTCGGCGGTAACTCTAAAGAAATGTACTGCTATAAGTACTTTCAAGGAACCCAAGGTAAGATTCAGTCATCTTGGGGCAAATGGACATTCGAGGGTGACATCAAATATTTCACCCTAGTCGATAATGATATGTTCCTGTTGGTGGACTATGCGGCTGACGGTCTATACATGGAAAAGATCAACATCGAAGAAGATTCGGTTCGATCCAGCTCGTCATTCCCTATTCACCTCGATCACAGCTTCAAGTTCTCCGACTGCACACGCTCGTACAGCGCAAGCACAGGACTGACTACATTCACGCTACCTCATCCGAGTCCAGCAGATGTGGTGTTCGTGCAGAGCGATGATAGTGCGCCTCGAGGCTTTGTGATTACGGCAACCAGAGTATCCTCCACATCCTTTACGGCTGTCGGGGACTACACAGGCTCGGCTTACAACAACGCCGTTATTGGTAGGAACTTCACATTCAAATACGAATATTCCCCATTCTTCCTCAAGGAGGACAAAGGGCAAGGCAAGGTGACCATCCAAGATGGAAGGTTGTCTATTAGATACTTGTCTGTCCAGTACGAGGACACAGCACAATTTTCAGCCAAGGTGACCAACAGAGGACGCACTCCTTATGAGTATACGTTCTCAGGGCGTAACCTCGGATCACAGAACAACGTGCTTGGTGGACTATCGTTGGACGATGGTGAATTTAAGTTCCCCGTGATGGGTGAAAACCTCTACACAAAAATCGAGCTGCTCAACGCCACACCGTTTCACTGTACCTTCACCGGCACAGAATGGACGGCCCAGTGGACACCGAAAGCAGCCAGAAGGTTATAATGCTACACACCGAAGTTACTGAGGCTTGGCATATCCCGTCATTAGCCTCACGGCTTCGGGAAGCAGACAAGCAAGAAATCAAAGCAACCTCCGACCTTGATGCCATCACTGGCCTCTCGAGGTCGGTGGAATGCTCTCCCGTATGTTACTCCATCATGGAAGGCGACTTGCCTATAGCCATCTACGGCACATCCCCAGACAGCGAAAAGTCTGCTCTGGTGTGGCTGTTGGCTAGCGACGACTTAAAACGTCATTCCAAGCAGTTCCTACGAGAGAGCAAGAATTATATATCCATGCTCCATACAGAGTCAGACGCTGACCTGTTGTGGAACCTAACAGACAAAAGAAACACAGTTCACCACAAGTGGCTTAAATGGTGTGGGTTCTCATTCATCCGAGAGGTGACATGGGGCGCATACGATCTGCCCTTTTATGAATTTGGAAGGTATGAAAATGTGTGATGCAACAGCAGCCCTCCAAGGCGGTAAGGCAGTATTAGAGTATCAAGAAGAGCGGAAACAAATTGACGCCGCTAATGCAGCCGCAAATGCCAGTATTGTCAGTGGACGGGAAGATTATAATTACCAGACAGGCGTAGCCCAAGAAGACTTCCAAGCGAATATGAGGGCGCAGAACCAGTCTGAATTCGACATTATACTAGCCAACCGAGCAGCCAAGGCCACTGCGGTGACTTCGGCAGCTTCGTCAGGCGTAACAGGTAAATCAGTTACAGATACCATTGCAGCCATCGTTCAGGCGGGTGCAAGAAACACTGTACGCTCGAAAGATCAAGAGGCTGTCCTAGATAGACAATATGACGCTCAAGCCCGTGGTCTGCAAAAGAACCTTGAACAGGTTTATGCGAGTAACCCCCAACAAGCAGGCCCGAGTCCCATGGGGGCTATCCTGGGCATTGCGGGGGCAACACACGGTGCAAACGAGAGGAACATAGAAGCAAGCGGGAAGAGCTTCCTTCCTGACTTTCTAACTTAATAAGGAAATAGGACATGGCACGTACTACGGTTGACATCACCCCTCTGTCACCCCTTGCGAGGGGCATCGGGCAGCAGGGGTCAGGTGCAGTACAATATCGAGCCGACCCTAATGCCGGTAAATCTGCGGGTTTACTAGCTAAGAGTCTTGGCGTTGTGCTGGACGCATCTCAACAGCGTGATCGCAGAAAGATCAATGAGTCCAACAAACAATTCGAGCTTGAGTTCAATGGTTATGTAACTAAGGCACTTCAAGACGACAACATGACAGGTGTCGAGGAGCTAGATACGCTCTTCCCCGACATGAGTATGCCTCGCAAGCTCCTCATCCTTGAATCTGCCGGTAAGAAGGCAATTGAAAGAGATGAGGGATACCAAGCTGCATTGGCTGGTATTGGTGCTGACAGTTCAGCTACCGATGGTATTAGTGGCGGCACACCCAACACCCTCGAAGGTATCAACAACGGCTACCAATTAGCCGAAGCCTACATTCGTAAGTACTACGAAGGCTCCAACGCAGCATTCCTCTCGGGCGCACTCGGTTACCACGAAGCCCAGCGATCAGCCCAGCTACAGCAGTTTGTGGCTAGTCAAAGGGCAACACAGGCCGCAGACGCACGTAATGACTTCGAGATCACCGACAAGGCTCTAGCAGCCTCTGGTGACTGGGAAGCCCTACGTCAACGGGATGACTTCTGGAAAGCCGCTGGTGGTAATGGGTTCATCCAAGGCAAAGATCGTAACGCTTACGTCACTGACGCTGCCTACAATCAAGCTAAGGCCAATAGAGACATCACTGTCCTATCGACCATGCCTGAAGAATACAAAGGCGTCATGAGAGGTAAGCCAGCACTCTGGCAAACCTATCTTGCCAATGTGCAGCGTGAGATCGACGCTCTGAATGCTCAAGATGTTGCAGCCAACATGAGGAGGCTGGAAGACGAAAGAAAGCTCCGTGAGGATTATCTCCGTAAAAAGATGATCAACAAGGAGACACTCACCGAGCAAGAGCTGCGAGAGATCGAGGCTAACTCCTCACTTAGTGGAACCAGAGCCAGACTCCGAGACAACACAGGTGTCGATCAGACATTCTCTAAGGCCAACACAACAAGCATCGTCGGACAGCTCAAGTCAGCTAGGACGACTGAAGACCTCGATGATCTGGGTCTGACTGAAAGGATGCTCAACGACCCAGACGAACTGCAAGCGTGGGCCGCAACTCAGGAAAACATTCATCCCCAAGATGTCCCTACGATCCTAGCAGCCGCTCAGGAAGCGTATTACATCAACGATGTCCGTAACAGTGACGAGCATAAAAGGTTCAACCAAGAGCTGGATGCTGTTCTTGCAGATGTGAGGGATGTGTCCGTTCTCGAAAATGACAAAGGCCTTGCTCTGGGCATCCTTGGTCAGGACACTACGTTCTACCGTCGAGGTAAAGAAATCGCTGAGAATGAGTTTGAAGAGCTTGTTGCTATCTATCGTGAAGAGAACGGCAATAACAAGCTGACACTCCGACAGCTCAAAGAAATCCGTGAGCTTGTAATCGCAAAGACACAGACCTTTGTTGAAACGATATCATCTCAAGCAACGGCAGTCTCAGCTGCAAAGAACATCGGTACGTTTACTGATGATCTCAGAAACACAAGCAACCAATACAAAGACCCAGACACTGATGTGATCTACGACGTATTTGATCGTGTCAAAGCTCTGGAGCTTCGCAGCCAAGGTCTTGGTGATCAAATCAGACAAATCGGGAATAACAGGTTTATTCAAGTGAGGTAAATTATGGGTATAAATGATCTGCCTACTTGGACTCCAACTGAAGAAGAGCTGGAGGAAATTAGGAAAGAGGAGGAGCGGCGCAAGGAAGCTGAAAGAGCTGCTGCTGCTCAAGCTGCGGCAAACCCCCCAGCACCTACAGTCACCAGCTCTTCAGGTTCCACATCAGCAACCAGCCGTAGCAGCCAGCTAACTGGTGGTGCGTTTGGTGCAGACTATGAGAACGAGGTTTTCGACGCTAGGTTTGAGGCTGGAGAGGCCGATACCACTGAAGACACCGTGGTTGATGACGAAGACTTCCTAGCAGCCGCCCGTAACGTCTACCGCTTCAATAATGGCGGTACAGCGTTTGAGGGAACTGACAGGGAACTGGCAGACTACGCCCTCGATACTATGGGATGGTTCAACTACAACCTCCCCAAGATGACTGTAGATGCAGCCATCATCTCCCGTGCAGACGATAATACCAAAGCGTCCTTCCTGTATCTAATGGAAGCCTATGACGACAAGAACATCTCATGGGATGGTACTTGGAGATTTATCAAAGGCGTGGGCCTCGATATCACCACCTATGCTGGTCTTGCTTCTTTTGGTATTGGAACAGCCGCTGGCACTGGTGCAAAGATTGCCACTAAGGAAGGTCTAAAAGCCCTCTTCAAAGGCGGTATGCGGAACACAGTCATTGCTGGTGTCGAAGGTGGTATTTACGCCGCTGTAGATGATACCGCCAGACAGATTGTTGAAACATCTGTTACTGGCGAGGATATGGACTTTGGTCGCACTGCTAAAGCAGCAGCTTTTGGTGTGGGACTTGGAGGCACTGTCGGCTTTATCGCTACTCCTGCTATTAATAAAATACAGAGTGTAATTAGAGCTAAACCTCCAAAATCAAAAGCTCCAGCTTCAGGTAAAACTGTAACGGAATCTCCCAAAGCTGCCGAGACAGCAGATGTCTTAGAGGCTGACGCTAACCTCGTAGCCCGTGTCAAAGTTGAAGGTGCATCTGAACCTAAGCTCGGTGTCACTGCCGCCCTGATGAAGATCAGAGAGGCCGTACAGGACACTACAAAGCGTGGGTTTGCTGGAGTTGACCCTGAGACAGGCGTACAGAAACGTATGTCCCTCGGTCAGGCCACACAGACGCTGACCAACGTACTCAAAGGTGTCACACGGAATGCTGATGGTTCACTCGATAGCGACTCCCTGAACACCCAGATACTCGGTATGCAGCTCACACAGGCTGAGTTCAACGCCCTGAGCATCGGTGTCCAGCGCAACATCTCTGACCTTTACGATGAGCTTGGAGCTGTTGTTGAGAAGCAGCTCAGTGGCAAGAATATGCCCGAGGAAGAGCTTGATGAGCTGACAGTCCTGCGTGAGGAGATCGAAGACCTTATCCGTCAGGCAAACATCCTTGATGAGGGTTTTCGTACCACAGCCGCCCGTTCACTGGGGTCTCGCCAAGAGTTCCTATATCGTGGTGAGCTGCTCGATACGCTGCCTGATGACATCATGGCTGACAAGAACATCACCCAAGAAGCTGCCGACAAAGAGTTTGTAGCCTTGGTTGAAAAGCAGAAGCGCATCTACCAGAAGGACACCGAGATTCGGAGACTGTCTGGCGAGATTGACACAGCTTTGAAGAAGAACCGTGTAGCTAAAGCATTCAAGCTGGCTGAAGAACGCCGTGAGCTGCTGAAGCTGAAGATGGATGCACAGAACCCTGGCGTAGGATATAAGATCAGGGCCACATCCCGTCGCACCATTGAAGGTGTGAACGAATACGTCATCGGTACGGTATTCACCACCTCAACAATCGTGGTCAACACTGTCCCCTCACTGATGAAGACGTTCTACAAGCCTTTCCTCAATTTCGTTGTGGAAGGCGACTACACCAGCGTTGGCTTCGGTAAGATGGGTGCAACCTACGGTGCTATGACGAGAACCGTGGGAACCGCTGGTAGGGCCGCTATTGCAGCCTACAAGTACGAGCGTTCCATGCTGACGGGTGACTACAGTAAATTCATGGAAAACCACAACATCCTCCCTCAAAGAATTAAGGGTTGGGTGCCAGCGGGTTCAGTAGTCCGTTTCTTCCCCAACGTCCTCAACATGACTGACGAGTTCTTCTCTCAGCTCAACTACAGAGGATTTGTCGAGGGTAAGGCTGTGGGCAATGCCCTAGCTAAACACCAAGCCGAAGTGAAGTCGGGTAAACGTAAGAAACCCCTGAAGGGCAAGAAGCTCGAGGCTTATGTTCAGAAGGAAGTCGATAAGGTCATCTTAAAATCCTACGACAACCTAGACGAAATCAAGATCAAGCATGAGCTGATGGAACAAGCTAAGGCACGGGGTATGAACCCTATACAGGCCAAGAAGTTTGTTGCCAAAGAGATGAAGAAGAATAAAGACCTTTTCTCTCGAGGCGTAAACCGTGAGGGCCGTTCATACACCGAAGACCTTTTGTTCAAACGTCGGTTTACCGGCGATGGTATTGCATCCAGTGGAGCTAAACGATACGAGGAGTTCGTAAAGGACAATCCTTGGATGAAGATCATGGGCCAGCTCTTCTTCCGTACACCTGTCAGGGTGTTTGAGGAAGGCATAAGGATGACCCCAGGATTGCAGCTTATTGCTCCTAAGTACATTGCAGACCTCCGAGGTTCTAACGGTACAGCTCGTCAAGTACGGGCGCAGGGTGAGGCTTTGCTTTCCTACGGTATCGCTGGTTACGTGATGATGCAGTATGCTCAGGGAAATATGGCCGGTTCAGGCACAGGTGACTACAAGCGTCGTAAGATGCAGGAAGACACCGACAGATCACAGCCATACACCATTAGATTCGATGACGGTACCACACTCAGCTACAAAAACTATGACCCTTTCTCGACCCCCATAAAAATCCTTGTGAATGCCTTCGAGGCATACGAGGAAGTTGAGTATCGTCGCAGACAGGGTGAGTATGTTGAGGATCAGGTAAAGCTGATTCAAGATCGGGTGTATATTGCTGCCGGATCAATCTTCAATGCGATTAAGGATGCCAACCTAATGCAAGGCTTGGCAGACGCTACTGATCTCATGGACGCTGTTGGTCAAGAGGATGCTTGGTACAGGGATGTACTGAAGTTCATGGCTAAGAAAGGCCAGCTTGCATTCCCTAACATGATCTACAAAACCAAAAACGCTTTCGTCGAGGACGCTCCCACACTCAAAGACCCCCGAGGTTTCCTACAGCATCTTGAAGCCCGTATGGACTTAGGGATGATCGAAGTCTCGAACCAATACGATGCTCTCGGTATCCCAAGGCCAATGGAAAAGCCCGTCAACAGTTTATCTGGTGTATTCATTACGGATACAGAGGATCGTCGTAAGGGTAAGAGTGATAAAGAGCTGTATGTTCTTCGTAAGCTCGAGCTGATGGCTATCGCCACTGACTCTTCTATTGAGATGCCGAGGCGTATCCCAGCCTTTGGAAACACAGACCTATCGGCAACACCCATCAGCGTATTCTTCGAGAGGATCAATGGTGGGCCACTTAATGAAGCTCAGGCCGAGTACATCAAGAAGCACGAAGGCAAGACCCTGTACGACAGGTTGAACGAGATTTATCGAGGCGGTGAAGGCGAGGAATCACCTGATCTGACGGAGATTCTCTACGGCATCTTTAGCAACGAACAGGGACTTTACGGCACAGCCAGTAAAGACGGAGCGATAACGCAAGTTGTCAAAGCTCAGATACAGAAGCAGCGAAACATTGCTGCAATCCTTTTGCTCGAAGAACTGGGCGACCTGAACTCTCTCGGAACACGGGCGGTACGTCGTGGCGAGGCCAAGGCTGGTCTCAGGGACGACATCATCTTCCCCAACGTCCGAAACTAATAAGGAACTAAATAATGGCAAACTCCATCTATGAAGCCACAGGTGATGGAAGCACCACGGATTTTACTATTCCGTACACCTATCTTGAAGCTGATGATGTAACAGCTTTCGTAGGTGGGGTTTCCACTTCTTTTACTTTTACATCAAGCAACGTAGTGACCTTTGCGTCTGCCCCTGCAAATGGTGTTACGGTACGTATTGTCCGTAATACTGATTTAGATAACTTAAATGTTACCTATTCAGACGGCGGCGCACTTACTGCACAGCAGTTAAACAACTCCAATAACCAGCTTTTGTTTGGTGTGCAGGAAGCTATTGACCGTGCTAATGAGTCAATCGCTGTTGCAGCGGATGGTAAATATGATGCCCAAACACGGGGTATTAAGAACGTAGCTACACCCACAAATGCCAACGATGCGACAAACAAGTCTTATGTAGATACATCAGCCAATAACGCTGCCTCAAGCGCAGCAGCGGCTCTTGTTTCTCAGAACGCAGCAGCATCTTCTGCCGCAGCAGCGGCGAACAGTGCTACAGCATCGGCTGCTTCAGCCACTACTTCTGCAAATGAAGCAACAGATAGTGCTAACTCAGCCACTGCTAGTGCAAACTCAGCGGCAACAGCAAGTACACAAGCAACACTGGCTACCACTAACGGAGCTGCACAAGTTGCGTTGGCAACAACACAGGCTAACAATGCTGCATCTAGTGCCTCAACAGCGTCTACTCAGGCGTCTAATGCTTCTACAAGCGCATCAACATCTACGACCCAGGCGACCAATAGTGCAAACTCTGCGACTGCTAGTGCAAACTCTGCTACAGCAGCGGCTGGATCAGCATCGACTGCGACTACACAGGCGGCACTAGCTACCACTAATGGGGCGGCACAGGTTGCTCTAGCC